ATTAAATTGTGGTATTCTATATTTGAGGGTATACTCATTTTGGTAAGGGTAGAGTATTTGTCCAACCCAGTTATCTTTGTTATCTATATCAAAATTTTTGGTGCTTGGATTTGGTCCATTTAATGTTAAAATATTAGGTAAACTATAATTTTGTGTCGCAAGAGGATTTGTTTGACTTGTTGACGTTGCTCCTGTTATAAATTCGAAATTACTATTTATTTGATTACCTAGCCAGTAAAATTCTTGAGGGTAAAACACCATAGGGTTTATGTCCCCAGTTAATCTATACTTAGTGGAATCTTTTCTTTCTTTCTCAAATTGTTCTCCGGCGTTAACAACTCTTACCACTTCTCCTGTTGGGAACGGTTTATTACTATTGTCGAAATTAACATTTACGTTATACCCAATGTTTACCCCATCTGCGGTCTTAAAAGGTGTGCCAACTATTTTTTTTCTATCCATAATATTCTAATCAATTAAACCTGTGTTATAACCCAATATTTTTTTTAGTGTTGTTGCGGGACTCAAATTATAATACACACTAAAGTAATAATATTTTCTCATAGGATACGCACTAACTTGTGCATTCGATGCCCCTTTCTGATTATCAAACGGGTTACCGTCTCCTAATGGGGTTGTTAAAAGCCCTGTATATGATGTAGTAGGTACAGGTTGTATAGTTGACCACCAAAAAGTATTAGTGGCGTGCCACACTTTAGGCACTCTTCTTATCCACTCTCCCCATTGAGCACTTTCACTCGAAGCTGTAGGTACAACTTCGAATACGTGGTAATTAGAAAAAGTTAAATACCCAGAAGGGTTATAGGTGTTTTGTACAGGATACATTAAATTAGTATACCAATTTGAACTTGTCCAATCCCAACTACCTGGAATTGAGGTTTCGGGACAAAGAATATCGGTACCATCTTCATTGTTATCTCTTGGCCATTGTTGTCCTGTTCTAAATAAAAGATTATCGTAAGGAGCAAAATATTTATGCTGGGTGTATTGTCGTCCAGTTCCATCGCCATTAGTGTCAAAATCTTCCTGATTGTTATCTCGAGTAGAGAAAGGGGTATTCATTTCTTGAGTGTGATGTGCCGAAGAACTTGGTAAATTCTTATCAAGTGTTGCCCATTGATTCACTCCTTGTTGGAAATTTGGAATGTCTTTTGTTATTTCAACAATTTTCACTTCTCCAATAGTGTTTAAGTTATAGTATTTAGCATTCTTTATTGTTTGACCCCCTAGTGGATCTCCCCCTTCATCATTATAGTTTCTATATTCTATACTTCCGGAAGTTGTGTATGTACCAGCATAAAGTAATGAATTTTCATTCCAATTAAAAGTTCTTTGCCTTCCTGGTATAGTCCATCCCGATTCCCATCTTTGGTCTGGATCGGTATTACTACGACTACAACATTCAGACTCATCAGCACCTACATAATACTGGGGAAAATACAATGCTCCGTGAAGTGGTTCTTCTATCATTCTATCGTTTTCATTAAGTACATTACCATAATGTACCTCATGAACCCCAAATGAAGAAGTCTCAGATTGTCCTGGACACGCACCACTACTCCCAAAGCTTTCTGCACAATGATAACACACCCCCACTCGACTTGTTGCCCTATTGTTGTTAGCAACAGGACTCCAATTATCATCTGATAAAGTTGGTCTAACCGTAACTCTAAGACCCATTCCTTCTTTAAGGTATAAGCTTTTCCAAATAAGCTCACCCTCACTATTTGCACCGAACTTCCAAGAATCAGCGTTTGGATCGGCCGGATTATCATTTCCAGCTGTTTGTTCAAAAGATACTGGAGCAATCCCTGGTCTAGCGCCTCCTGTATTCAAACATGTCCCATCTGTATTAGTATTCCCATAGTACGCAGTCTCTCCTGAAAACGACCAGTTACCATTACTATTGCAATCATACACAGTTGAGTCGCAGTATGATAAACCCACCACAATCCAAGAATTGGTGGTATCAGTACAGGTAGTCATAAGAGTTGTCGTTAAGCTATATCTACCGGCGAATGGTGCAACAAAACCACCCATCATCATATTACCTGTTATCGTCCAATTATTTCCAGGCGTTCCTGGACCTATAGTGTTTGCTGGGTTTATCTGTGTATAAGGAGCGATCTGACCATAATATGGTTCCGCACCTGGATTATACCAGGAACCATTATTACTTTCGTTATTTATAAAAATTCCTGTTTTTACTATTGATCCAAAAGTCAAACATCCAACACAGCCATCCATAGTTCCATCCTCATACCAGTCTGGATTAGTAAATGGGTCAACACTATTAGTTATAAGTTCACCGTATCTATAATTTATATCTGTAGGTAGACTATCACACCAATCCATATCCACCGAGTTTCCATTACTAGAATCACCAGCCCCATTTATTAACTCCATGTCAGAATTGGCAGGATAAAAACCTAACCCTCTATAATTAGCTTCTATAAATCTATTAACTCTATAGTTAGAAATAAAACCTCCTTTCTCCGATAAGTTCACATCTAATAAAGTGTCTTGTTTAGATGGTGTTTTCATGTAATACTTGTCAAAAAGATAATTTGTTGGGAAAAGATTTCTACTTGTAATGTCTCCTTGGGAGTATATATCCGTATAAACAAAAGATCTACTAAATATCCAAGGATTAGCCCCTATACTATTCGCTACCCAATCTGGTTCAGCTCCGTTATACATACCATTATAATAATGACTCCATCCTCCTGCTCCGTTTTGGGTTTGTTCGAAAAACCAATTAACTCCATAAGTGTCCTCAGCTAAGTCTTGTGGAGCAGAGTCATAATCAGCCACATAATTAAAATTCTGTCCAACTGTGTAAAAGCTACTCATACGAATTCGAGTATAATTAGTATGGTCTTTAATTCTTAACCCAAATTGGTCTAACATGTTATACTCATAACCGTTAGTTGGTCCATAGACTGGTTGAGCATAGAAAGTATAACTATTCTCACTGGTTTGTTCAGTTCCATCCGAAGTAACTTGTCCCAGTCTAGAATTTGGAGCAAATAAAACTCCTCTATTCTGTGTTGAGTCAAGTTGTACTTCAGAAGCTCCAATATCATTTATATCTGATTGTCCCTCAAAATAAAACTTAAATCTGTAATCCGCATAGGTGGCTACACCATCCTGGTCATCGTCTCTCCACCCTTGTAAATCTTCGTCCCAAACTTTCTTACCTAAGTTCAACGGTAGAGGAATGACAAAATTACCATCCATGTCGGTTTTCCATTTACCCGCATACTCAGGAACTCCATCCTCGTTTAATCTGACCGCCTCTATGATTCCTATATGTCCGACTCCCTCCCCGTCTGCCCTAACTTGCCGTGGCGTTCTTACAGTTTGCGCGGATATGATTCTAGAAACACCTGCCTTAAATCCTACTTTCCCTATGGGATCACCCGTATTAAAACTGGCTTCTGCTTGCCAACAGGCAGAAGGTACAAAACTATTATTCTCCCCCTCTGCTGGGTCAGTATAAATACTACCAATAAGATACCCTTTAGGGTTCACAAATCTCGAGGCGGAAAAGTCTAGTCTCGTAACACCAAATTCACATTGATCTGGGTCTCCCCAAAAGGGATTAACGTAAGTAGTACTGTTTAATCCTACAATTTGTGCCAATTGATTCAAATCATTTGAAGTCTTAAATTGTGTTGCTGTATTAAAAAGGTAAGGGGAGTATCCAAGATTAATTAAATCCGCGGGGGTTACTGAATTCGTACCTATATCACTTATGTCAACATCACAATGCACAATGTGTGTCCCACTAGGCAACCCAAAAAACATATAGTCTCCATTTTCATTTGAGGTTGTGGTATATTTATAATATTTTTCATGTATATACTTCAAAGTAGGATTTGTCATTATGTCATACTTTGATGGAAACGTTCCAACAGGCACGTGGTCAGCAGGTGTGGCTAATTGTTTATCTCTAGGTAGTAAATTGTATCTCTTACCATTATATAGTGTGTCGTTTGGTGTAGTAAAAGGATATATGGATCTTATTAGTTCGTTTTGTATATCTATATTGTCTATGGGGATAAAAATAGATATCTTAGCGTTTTGAAGTGGGAACCCTCCGTTTGCTGTAACGTTACCAACTAAAACCCCCTTATCTGAACAAAATATTCTGTAAGCGTCTTTTTGTAAGATTTTAAGACTAAGTATCTCTAGATAATCGAAATCCTGTTCAATATCTATATTAACATTCTGAGTACCTTCTTTGGGTAGTATTCTTATTACTTTGGATTCTTTCATTAAGTTATTTATTAATAAATATTTTTAATGATATTTTTTCAAAAGTAAATGAGCTTTACTTAGCAATGACCTTAATATCGTTCTCTGGGTACTTAATTTCGAACATCGTATTAAAATCACCAAACAAAGTTAAATTATTCTGTGTATTAATTTCTCTAGTAGTTTGGTCTATATATGGTTGTGGCGATTCATCTATAGAATATTGCCCCCCAACTAAATTAAATACTTTCATTTCGGTAACATTTAATACCCCATCTATCGAGTTAATTGTTCTTGATAAATCCGCTAAGTATATATTTTGTCCCATCTCTTGATTATTTATATTCATATAGTCTCTGACAGCGTTAATCATTTCGCCGGAAACGATTGAGCGATTAAAATTATGGTCGAGATATGCATATATCTCAAAACCGACATTTATTATTTGACCACCTGTTATTGTAATATAATCGTTAATCATTCTATAGTTAGCAAGATATCGAGACATATTATCTTTTAGTGTTATCATTGAGGCGTCAGAGAGTTTTTTAGAAGGAGAAAGTCCTAATGTAGAAATTTCTATTTTATTTTGTGACTCAGAAACCCCTACTCTAAAGGGTACTCCAAATTTACTCCCCATTTTACTTAACAAAGAAAGATAGTCTCTAATAGTAACAGCTCTATTCTGACTAGCAAAATTATATTTTATTAGATATCTTAGTTCTTCTATTGTTGGTGAGTCGGCACCACCTAAAGCGGCAACTGGATTATTAGCGACTAGAGTACTATTAACTAATTCTATTGTATTGGCATTAGCACCTAAATTCGTTAACTCTACAATACCTGTAGTATTAAGAACATTTGGTCCAATATTCGATTGTGTTCCCCCACCTACTCTATATCTAACATAGACTGTAGAATTAGCTTTAGGTAATTCCCCAAGACTTTTATTATTTATTAGTGTTTGTACTTGATTGGTGAATCCGTTATCAATATAGTTGTTTATTGGCGACGCATCTGAAGTACCACTACCAAAGGTAATTTTACAAAACCCTTTGTCTGTATATTCTTTAATAAATTTCTTATCTACCTCAATCCATTTACCTGGAGTAATAGAAGAATTATCTGTACTTCTACTGTAGTCATCCAGAAATATTTGGTTTTCAGCTAAGGACTCTACTTCATAAAATCTATCATCGAATGCAATAAATTGACTTAGTGTTGGTTGAGCGGCGTCTATACCATCTATCATTTTAATTTGTTCTACACTTATAATGTTTGTATCTGGTAAAACTATCTGTAGAAATGGTTTAAGGTCCTCTGGTCTTATATTTCTTTTTACTATTTTTGTTGTTCCATTAACTACTAGTTCTCTTTTTGTTATATAATAGGAAATAATAACTCCATTTGTGTCAACGTTTGGATGTACTAGTCTGTTAGGTATCCCTCCAGATGAGAGTGGTGACGCAAAATTAATATCTTCATTTACTTCAAATGTCTGTCCACCTCCTTGTACTTGTGATCCGTATTTTAATATTGGACAATAGGAATTATCAAAACTATCTCCTTTTGGTGGTACTGTTACTCTAAAGTCTACTAGACACACACTAGGTCTAATTCCTGGTATATTTAGTCCTAATGTTCTACCTATTCCTAATAATGAAGATCTTTCTTGTGCATAATCAATTTGAGTTTCCTGGAAACTTCTATCTGTGTTAAAAGATAACATGTCTGCAACCGCAGCGTTTAATTCCAATAACATTTGCCCTACAGAAGCATCGTTAAAATCACTAAATAATTCAGGATAATATTGTTTAACAAAATTTATTAGTTCGGATCTTACCTCTAAGAAGTTACGTGAGTTATAATTAATACCTTTTGCCATTTTTATAAAATAATTTCAATGTTGTCATTTTCCTGAAATGAAGCACTATTAACAGAATAATCCAAATTTACCTTTATATGGTTTTTGTCTGGGTTAGGTGTTATTAGTATTTCATTAACTGTAACATTCGGGATGTATCTACCAATGTTAACCTCTAATTCTTGTTTAACGTCTCCAATAGTGGTTTCGTCTATTTGTTCAAATAAATAATCGTATAAACCTGAACCAAATTCTGGATTATATAATCTATCGCCCTTTCTAGTTAAAAGTAAATGTGTTATATCTGCTTTAATCGCGTTTCTAGTCGTGGCGTTAAGTCTCAGAAAGTCACCTAAAGGAGATGTTTCAAAAGGAAAATTTATATTTATATTTTTAGTTGCCATCTATTTCTTTAATATAAATATTAATCGTTTTAATTTGTAGTCATTTTATTAACTATTATCTTCTCTGTGGGTTTTTATTCATTTTTAGATGTGGGGGTGAGAATGGACAATGCCTACATCCACTACCACAACAACTTCCTCTTTTAAGGTGATATCTTTCTGTCATTACTACCTTACCCTCTTCCCAATAAAAATCTTCTGTCTTAGGATTTAGTTTAATACTCCGATCATCATTCCTTTTCATCTATTATTTGGTACGTTTTTAGAAAAAAAATGGTAGTCATCAATTGACCACCATTTTTTACATTTACCACAATTAAAGTGGTATAAAATTTCTTTACTGAATTTATACTTCATTTAATTGTTCCTCTTTCTCTATTGTTGATACATCAACATCTATTTCGCAATTACCACCAGAACAAGCGAGTTCTCCAGATAAGTCGGTATTATCGTCTAACTCAATAACTTTTGTTAGGTCTACTTCAGTTAAAGATTTCATCATTTCATTATATTTTACCTCGGTTATATCCTCAAAAGGAGCTTGAATGTATGTACCACCATTGTAGGGTAATACTGATAGTCCATTATAATGTTTTCTATTTTCCCACATCCATTCACCAGCCGCATCCCATTCGTGATCTCTTAATGAAATAGTTGCCGATACATTATGTGAGTTTGAACCTTTTCTATGTCCGGCTCTCACCCATTCAGTAGCTACTTTCTTAACTCTCTCTAAAAGTTGGAATGGGGATTCTGTTCTCATTATGGAACCTTCTGGTGCTTTTTGTGGTATAGATATCACTGCAGTGTCATGTGGTCTAAAATATTCATCTTCTACTAGTTCTGGGTGATTAATATGTAAATATGTGTAAATTGCTTCATTTTTACCCACTCTAACTCTACGAATATAATAATCATTATGCCAAGCATGTATACCTGACGACGTTCCTAAGGTTAGTGATGTTGTCCCTGCGGGTTTTACGGTTGTACACCTAGCTGACTGATTTATGTTGATTAATTTGGACACTCTAGTGTTTTCTCTCTTCACTAAACTTGCCGCTTTTGACATATCATATTCTAATACCTTACCAGACCCTATTCCCGTCATTGACACCCCAATTAATGCATCTTTTTCAGTGGTCTCTTGCCATATTTCTCTTAAGTAGTGAAAATTAGTGTATCCCGCTTGTAGTGTACCAATAAACGCTGCGGTTTTTACTCTTTGATTTAGGTCTTCTTGTGAGTTTATATTAGAAACGTTTACTTCACAAAGATTACAGAACTGATTTGGTCTTAGTGCAATTTCGCAACAAGGATTAGTCCCCCAATCTTTATCGTTATTAAGATATATCCCTGGTTCTCCCGCTCCAGATAACTCAACTCTTTTCCATAGGTCCATAAAAAACTCTTTGGTGATTTTATGTCTCATTAAACATGCGGAATTATTTGATCTACCTCTTTGTGGATTTAACTCCCACCAGTTACCAACTTTACAAGATATCATCTGTTCGTCGTCCGCAGAAAATAAACTAATAAGTGCTGCTCTTCTAATACCACCAGCCAATACAGCGTCTGCTATGTAACAAATAATATCATGAGTTTCCAATGTTGTTAGTTGTTCGCCGTTTTCTTTCTCATCTAATATGCCTTTAATTTTTACTAAACATTCTTTTAATGGCTGTGGTCCTGGAGCTTTACCACCTGAAGTTACAAGTCTAGCGCCTTTTGCTCTAATATCTGAAAAATCAAATTCAATACTCGACCCACCACCATTCATATATGATTTCATTAGAACTTTTATGGAGTCAGCCCACCCTTCGATTGAGTCTCCAATTAAGAATCTCTTTTTTCTTTTAGGGTATGGATGTTGTATTACTGGTAATTTTTCAACGTGATGTTTTTGGACTGAGTAACCGACACCTGTTCCTCCTAATAGTAGAAACATTGTTTCACTGAAAGAATCAACAGCTTCAATCGGTAAATAAGCACAATTATAAATTCTGTTTGGGGATATCTCAATTGGTTTACCTCCGAATTGCATTGACCTCATGGATGGTAGTACCTTTTTCTCATATACAAATTCATATTTTTCATTTATCTCGTCCTTTAAGTGTGGATATTTCTTAATATGCATATTTTTATTACGTGTCACTAACTCTTCCCAAGTCTCTCTTCTATTTAATTCAGGTATATACTTAGCATACTTCATGTAGACAGTAATATCCGAAAGGATTCTATTTGATACTTCCATTTTTTATAAATTTTTCTTAATTATTATTTAGTTTTTCGTTTCTTTTCTGTATTGCGTCCAAAACTCTATTAGCTTTCTTTTCTTTTTTAATACCCTCAAAACCTAAAAAGGACACTTGGTCATCTGTATCTATATGTACTTTCCCATTATCAAATACGCAATCTTCAAATATAACACCGTCTTTACCAAATCTTGATTTAAGTACTGCGATGGTTGCTCTCCCACTTTCTTTTTGTTCTAAAGTTTTTGCTATCGACATAATAAAATGTCCTATTTGACCTTTTTTAATAGACCCTCCTATTTGATGAGCTTCCACTACATCAGCACCTATTGAACTTCTATTGCCTTGTACTGCTGTCCATCCTACCATATCAAATTCTGAAACTAGCGTCTCAAACTCTCTCATTACATTCCCTTCCCCCGCATATTCATCTGTGAAAACTCTACTTGGTACAACACAATCTATGTAATCTAAAAGAATAACATCTGGTCTTATACCTCTAGTAATTAATTTTCTAATATAATGTTTTATTTTACCGACTGTTGTTCCATCCGAGGCCATTTTCTTAATTATAAGATTCCCTCTATCTTTCTGAAATGGTTGTAATTTTTCTTTAACTTCCTCTTTTCTTTCTGACAATTCATTTAATTCAATACCAGTCCAACATGATATATGCTTTCTTTGTATAACTTTAGGGTTATCCTCAAATATTATTTGTACTACATTATGTCCTAGATTATAGGCAGTATTAGCAAATTTGGTTAAAACCGTAGATTTACCGACACCAAAAGGTGCTAAAACAACACCTAATTCTCCCTTTGCTAGTCCTCCGTTAGTAATGTTATCGATTCCTGTTATTCCTGTCTCTACTGGGTGTCTAAAGTCGTCTGACAATACCTCATCTAAAGCGTTAAATACATCAATCCCATCTTCTTTATCATTTCCTACACTAAGTGCCTTTCTAAACAAATCCTCGATTTTGTCATAATCTTCAAAATTACCGTTTGACATTATTTTTTCTGATCCGGATATCGCCTTCTTAATCTCTTGTTGTTTACAAAATTTTAATGCTGTTTGTTGGGTAAAGTCGGCATCCGCAAAATCTTGATCCTTTAGTTTTTTTAGTGTATCTTTTAGATATTCTTTTGCTGTTTCATTTGACACCTCTATTCTAATAAGTTGATCTAAGGAGTCATGTGTAGGTACTGTTTCATATTTAGTGTAATATTCTTTTATTAATTGCATCAGCAATCTACAGTATTGGTCATCAAAATATGTTGGTTCGATTGACTCTACTATATTATCTGCAAATTTGTTATCCACTATTAAAAGTGAAAGTAACTTTAACTGGAATTTATCCCCTAGGTATCCAAAATTTCTATCTGTCATTATGTAAATTTTCTTTTATTATAAATATCTTATTTATCTTTAATTGTTCAATTCAATAAGAGTAATATTCTTCTATTCTTGAGTATTTTCTTTGGCTTAGTCCTCGTTGGATCTTTGATATTAGAGACGGTATCAACGATTTTATATTCACCGAATACCTAACTTTTGGTGGAAAGTCCATTCCGGTGAATCTTTCTATAATTATTACCTTTCCATCGACTCTAATTTCAAAGGTAAAGTAGTCTTCATGTTGTTTCTCGACTTCTTTTACTACGGAGTTTTTTAATGAATAGGGGTTATAGTTTAACCAAAGAAAATCTTCTGTTTTCTCTTTCAAATAACTTTGTATTGTATTAACTATTTCTCCTAAATCCCATCTTAGGTCTATAGAGTCTTTTGCTCTATTGTTGTATCCTCTGATGTTAAAGTATCTTTGACAAATTATATTGTCGTTAATTCTTAAAATAAACTCGAATTTATCTGTGTATTTATTCTTTGCTTTTTCCATTTTTTTTTTCGTTATTTTTTAGTGTTATAAAAGGAATTAGGAATTCTGACTGGTCTTCATATGAAGCTGGTATAATATTCACTATTCCGTCATCAATCATCATTCTAATTACATTCTTGTAATCTCGTCCTGTAGGATCTAGATTTAAGTTTACTAAATCTTCTACATTTTTCCTAGCCCCTTTATTTATTAAAGGTTCTTTTAGGTTAATTATTTTTTTATTTATATGGTAGAGCTCATCTCCAAATACTCCACCGTTACTTGTTCCTGTTTTTATATTATTTAATACCTTAGTTATTCTCCAGTTATCTCCTTCATATTCCAATTCTTTAATCTCTTCTAATTCTACTTCCCTAGTTTTAAGGTCTGGGACTAATTCACCTAGTCTTTTAGGTGACAGTCCCTTTATACCTAAAATATTGTCTGAGGCATCACCTATTAACATCTTAACTAAACATACGTTCTTAGGTAGATAATCTAATTCTCTAGTAGTTAATACTGTGTCTTCTTTTACCAATTCTTTCTTATCTAGAAGAAAAACACACACCCATTCATTGACTAGTTGCACAATGTCTCTATCTGCGGTATAAATTGTAATTATCTCATTTTCTTTTCTATTAAGACAATAATAAGCTATTAAGTCGTCTGCTTCAGTATCTTTATCTACATGTTGTCTGATGTATAATTCTTCTAAGTATTGTTGGGTTCTTAATTTCTGTTTTAGAAAAGACTCCGAATCATACCCACTAGATTTTTTTCTATTAGTTTTATAGTTAGGGTATATTTTTCTTCTAGTTAGATTACCGTCTTCTCCATCCCAAAAAACTACTACTTTATCATAGTACTTTTCGGATAGAGTTTTTCTAAGAATATTAATAAACTGGTATAATCCTCCGATATGTTCTTTATTTTCATTAAAAACATTTTTCGCTCCAAAGAATGTTCTTTTTAATAAGGCGTCACCATCGACCACTAAGGTCTCTATTTGTTTTTGATTGTTTCTACGTCTCAACTCATGATAATTAAAAGGTTAAACATCGGTTTCTACTAGATCAAAACTTCCGTCAGTTTTCTCACCAGCTTTTTCAAATTGCTCAACCCAATAACTTGAGTGGTCTTCTTTGTACTGCTTTATGTCGTTAGGGTCGTCATTGATGAAACTATGTGGTGTGACTATTACCCTACCGTCTGAAAAACCAATGCCGTTAACATGGTTCTTTAATATGGACACTTTGGTTCTAGTAGCAAAGGCCACTTTACGTCCATTTTTAGTTGCGTTTATTTTTGATATTCCCGAATTCTTTTGATTTCCGAATAAGAATACTAAAGTGGAATTAAGGAAGATTGCTTCACCTCCCTTCATTTTAATTCTTGGTTGACTAAAAGGGTTATCTGGTAATTCAACCCATGGTTGATTAACAATTATAAGAGTATTAGTAAATTTAGAACTCTCCTTTCTTGATCCTGTAATTCTTTGATTAATTCCCATCCCTATCTTATCTGCTAGTGTACTCGCATTGTGCATCTTACCACCTTTTCCTTCAAAAGTCATTTTACAAGGTACTGAACCAACTGAATCCCAAAAGAAAACTAAATCATAAGGTATGTTTCCTTTTTGTTG